AGTAAAATTATTATTGACTCCATTAATCTTATCTGTGCCATTTGGAGAGATAGTTAAATTATTAGTTTGCCAAGTCGAAGCATAATCAGATACAGCTACTATAGCTCCAGCAGTTCCTGCTGGTAAATTAACTGTAAATACTCCTCCTGTTGTATTACAAAAATAACCTTCAGCATCTGCGGCTGTAAAGGTTGCTGTCTTAATTGAATCTGTTTGCCAATCGACTGTTCCTGTTCTTCCAGCAGCCGCAGCAGCAATAACTCCTGAAGCTCTAAAAACATTATCTCCTATACTTCCACTCATAAATTCTTATCTCCTATTATAATGTTTGATCTAAATAACTGATAACAACATCAACATCAGCAGAACCAGCTGTTCTACCATAAAGTACATCAGTTGCTTCCATAACTATTCTTGTTGTATGTTCAAAAGTTGCACTTGCAGCTAATGCTTGTAATTTATAAATATAAGTATCAGCGCTGCCACCTAATGGATCGAGATAAAGATCAAAAGTTTCAGCCGTCGCTCCCGTTTCACAGAACGATATATTAAGTATCGTATAAGTGTGTCCCGATGCTGCTGTTAATAAAGTATTTTCAGAGTTCGTCATCGCTCTGACTGTCTTTTCCTTTAGTACGGAAGGATTTGCTGTAAGTTTAGTTTATGCGGATGCTACTAGAGGATGGAAATCTGTGACGGGTTCTGCTGCAGATGCCACAGGAGTAGCTCCAGCTTGGGTTGTAGCTACAGGTGGAACTCCTTCTACAGGGACGATAGACGGAGATTACAAATATCATGCTTTTACAGCCACAGGGCCTTTGTGTGTTTCTACTGCTGGAAATCCAGACGGGAATGATAAAATCGATTATTTAGTATTAGCTGGGGGAGCCGCTGGAGGAGCCATGACTTATGGTGGTGGCGGCGGTGGTGGAGGCTATAGGGAATCTATACCACCAGGTGCTCCATGGACAGGTTCACCTAATGCTTTAAGTGGAGGAGGAGTAACCGTTACAGCTACTGATCTTACAATAACAGTGGGTGCAGCAGGAGCCGCAGCTCCAACAATAGGCGATTCAGGCGGAGATTCAGTTTTTTCAACAATAACTTCTGCTGGTGGCGGAGGTGGATCGGGAAAAAGTCCCCCTATTAATGGTACTGCTGGTGGATCAGGCGGAGGAGGTGCAGGAAATAATGCCTCTTCAGGAGGTGCAGGAAACACTCCTCCTGTAAGTCCACCTCAAGGATTTGCTGGTGGAGCAGGTAATATAGGCACTAATCCAGGTTCAGGAGGAATAGCTGGTGGCGGAGGTGGAACAGGAGCAGTGGGTACTTCAACTCCCTGTCCACATGGGGATCCAACTCCAGGCAGCGCAGGAGGTGCTGGTTTAACTACATGTATTTCAGGCGCACCAGTTCAAAGAGGTGGCGGAGGTGGTGGAGGAGGAAACGTTTGTTCAGTTGGTGGAGCTGCTGGTGCAGGTGGAGGAGGCAAAGGTGCTCCAAGTTCAGCAGCAGGTACTACAAATCTAGGTGGAGGTGGAGGCGGTGGCAGTCACCCAGTAGCTCCACCAGCGGGTAGTTCAGCTGGAGGCTCAGGACTAGTGGTAGTTAGATATAAATTTCAAAATTAATATTATGGCACATTTCGCAAAACTAGGTATCAACGGGAAAGTAATTGGAGTTCATGTGGTTAACAACAGTGATATACTGAACGGTTCTGGTGTAGAAGACGAAAAAGTTGGACAACAATTCTTGGAAAGACTTCATGGCTGGCCAGCCTCTATGTGGATTAAAACGTCTTATAATACACGAGGTGGAAAACATTACACTGATGGAGTTGAATCAGTCGATCAATCCAAAACTTTACGTGGTAATTATGCTGGTATTGGTAAGATTTATGATGAAGATAATGATATTTTCAGAGAAAAACAACCCTATGCAAGTTGGACTTTAAATATGACAACTGCACAATGGGACCCACCAACACCTATGCCAAGTACTGAAACGGATGGTAAAGCCGTGGACTATACTTGGAACGAATCCACACAAGTTTGGGATAAAATCGTAGAGTAATCTTTACAAATACCCCTAAATCCTATAAAATCTTTTGTATGCAGAAGAAAGTATTAAGTGAAATAGATCTATATACTGATACTGTTCATGTCATTAAAATTGACCGCAAAAAAATTAAGAACGATATTCTCAACAGCTTTGTTTCCGAAAAGCGTTTAAGTAAAAATAAAAAAGATTATTCTTATCAGGATTTTGAAGTTCCTTTCTCAAAACCTTTATCATGGCTGAGGGATTATATCAGAGATCATTTTAAAGTAGATTATCATAGAGCTTTAATTGGTAAAAAAGAATGGGGAAATGTTTATAGTCCAGGAGAATCTTCTCTAGCTAGACATCAGGTTGAACCTTTACTTTTAAAAAATTCACCAGACTATACCTGTCTTTATGGACTCGATGTGGATAAAGATTCCTGCGAATTGGTTATTGAATATGACGATAATCGAAGAAAAAACAATACCTGGCATATTCCTTTAGAAAATAATAAATTTATTATCTTTCCTTCCACACAACGTTATTTTATATCTCAGAATAAAAGTACACAAATGAATGTTTTTTTAACCATGATCGATACATATATTTAATCATGACTTATGAATACAAATAAACCATTAGTGGCACAAACTACTTTAGTTGCTTTAAACGAGATACACTCTAATAGATTAAAAGATATATATAAAGAGCATCCCGACGATTTAAAATATCAAGAAGTTGAGAAAGCTATTTTAAAAGAAGGATTATTAAATCCAATTAAAGTAAAAAAATCAGATATGGTTGTTGTGACTGGAAATCAAAGATGTTGGTTTGCTAAAAAACATGGATACACCCATATCTCGGTGGAGTATATATGAACCTACAATATTATTATTGGTGGTTTAAATCGGCCATTCCTCCAAGAATCTGTGATGATATTGTCAAATATGGATTAAGACATAAAGAAGACATGGCGATTACAGGAGGATTGGGGCGCGAGAGAGATTTAAAAAAACAGCCTTTAAATAAAAAAGAACTTAAAGATTTAAAAAAGAAAAGAGATTCCAATATCGTATGGATGAATGACCGTTGGATTTATAAGGAAGTACAACCTTATATTAAGGAAGCTAATAAATTAGCAGGGTGGAATTTTAACTGGGACTGGTCTGAGTCTTGTCAATTTACCAAGTACAAACCAGGTCAATATTATGATTGGCACTGTGATAGTTGGGAGGGAGTTTATGAAAAAGAAGGCCCGACAAAAGGCAAGATAAGAAAATTATCCGTTACCGTTTCTCTATCTGATGAAAAAGACTATAGTGGCGGAGAACTAGAATTTGATTTTAGACAACAGGATGTTGATAAACAAAGACGAACACAAGTATGCAAAGACATTCTTCCTAAAGGTTCTATAGTTGTCTTTCCTAGTTTTGTATGGCATAGAGTTAAACCCGTAAAGAAAGGAGTAAGGTATTCATTGGTGGTTTGGAATCTTGGATACCCTTTTAAATGAGCCAATCTGTATATTTTGGAACTCCAGTATGGACGAATCAGGTTCCTGAATTTATAAAACCTATTAATAAATTAGCTGACAAGTATATCAAAAATGCCAAGAAAAATCTTTTACCTACTTTAAAAGAGAGAGATAAACTTTATAAAAGAAAACTGGGAGATTTTGGTTTATCGAATCATTCTGTTTCCATAAATACAGATCCAGAAGCTAAAGAATTTACAGAGTACTGTGGTAATCGAAGCTATGAATTTTTAGACTGGTGTGGTTTTGATTTAAAAAATTATAGTCTGCATTATACTGAAATGTGGGTGCAGGAATTTTCAAGTAAAGGTGGAGGACATCATGAGACTCATGTGCATTACAATACCCATGTCGCAGGTTTTTATTTTTTAAAAGCCAGTGAAAAAACATCAATGCCTGTTCTGCATGATCCTAGACAAGGAGCGATGATGACTAAACTTCCTCAAAAAGATGCAACTAAAATTACCCATGCCAATGAATCCGTCCATTATAAAGTTAAACCAGGCATGATGATTATTATTCCAGGTTATACCCCCCATCAATATCCAGTAGATATGGGAGTCGAACCGTTTAGATTTGTTCATTGGAATATTCAATGTGTATCTAGAGCGATATCAAATGCAACCAGTACTTCGAGAACATAGATACCATCAGTTTGGACCTTACCTGGCAGAAATGCCAGTCGAGCCTAACTATTGCGCCAGACTCTTAAAGCTGGGAAAGAAATTAAAAAAAGACCATCGAAAAAATCTAGCAGGACAAATTGAACATGAGTATCTTTATCCTCTAGAAAAAGAACCTTGGATTTTTTATGAGTTTAAAATTTATATTAATACTTGGATAGAAGGATTTCAAAGATTTTCTAATAGACCTAACTTTAATCCCAAATATCAATTAACTAAAATTTGGATTAATCGAATGAAAGCAAAGGAATATAATCCTGCTCATATTCATACTAATTGTAATTTATCTTTTGTGTTATGGTTGGAAGTTCCCCAACGTATGCTTAATGAAGCTAAAAAAAAGGACACCAATGCTAATGCTCCAGGAGGAACTACTTTTTTTTATGGGGAAGATCACAGGCATGTAATTTCGGAAAAGCACTTTGCTCCTATTGTTAATACTATAATGATCTTTCCTGCTACTTTAAGGCATTCGGTTATGCACTTTAATTCCAAAGTTACTAGAACATCGGTGGCTGGAAATATTCTATTTACATGAATTTTAAAAGAAAAAAGTATTTAGTGATTAAAAAAGTCATCACCAAAGATGTGGCCAATTTTATCTATGGTTATTTTAGTATGAAGCGTAGAGTAGCTAAAAAATTATTAGCGGAACGTTATATTTCTCCTTTTGATGACACCTGGGGAACGTGGGCGGATGAGCAAGTGCCCGATACTTATTCTCATTATGGCGATTTGGTTATGGAAGCTCTTTTAGAAAGAGTGAGACCTAGAATGGAAAAGGAAACTAAACTTAAACTGATTCCCACTTATTCTTATGCCAGAATTTATAAAAAGGGAGATATTCTTCATAGACATAAAGATCGTTTTAGTTGTGAGGTTTCAACCACCATGTTTTTAGGAGGAGATCCCTGGGACATCTATTTAGAACCGAATAAAAATGTAGGTAAATCTCCTGATCCTTATGTTCCAACAACCAACAAAGGAACTAAAATTAGTCTTAAGCCAGGAGATATGATGGTTTATAGTGGCTGTGAACTAGAACATTGGAGAGAAGCTTTTCAAGGAAAAAACTGCGCTCAAGTCTTTTTGCATTATAATAAAATAGGATCACCTGAAGCTGAACAAAATAAATTTGACAGGCGACCTTTTTTAGGACTTCCTTCCTGGTTTAAAAAATGATACTAGTAAAAAGGGAGTGTCCAGACTCCACCAATCACCCTGGACACTCTCTTTTTAGGAATTTTATATGTTAGGTTTATCAGCATTCGCAGAGACCACTTTTGGAGCTACGGCACTAGTCGATATTAGTGTCTCTTTTACTGTCACTGGCAGTGCAGTTACCACTTCGAGTGGAACTCCTACTTATACCATCAGTGGATTGGTAATACCAACAGGAAGCGGAGTAACAGTTTCTACTGGCGCAGCCGATGTGAATGTGATAACATGGAATCCAATTGATACAGGTGCAACTCAAACCTGGACTAATATAGACCCTTTATAGGAGAATTATGGCATCAACATACTCAACAAATTTACAATTAGAAAAAGTAGCCACAGGGGAAAAAGCTGGGCTGTGGGGAACTGTTACCAATACGAATCTAGAAATATTAGAACAGGCTTCGAGTGGATATTTATCGGTCGACGTTGCTTCAGGCGATGTCACATTGTTATTGAATGATGGAGCGACTTCTAATGGTAAAAATCTATTCTTTACCCTAACAGGAACACTGGCGGGTAATCGACAATTCATTATGCCTACTACGGCAGAACGAATCTTTATTGTTAAAGATTCAACGGACCGTTCTTCAAGTAATTATACTTTAACCGTTAAGACGGCTTCAGGTACAGGCTATATAATGCCCGTAGCTGCAACGGCCTTGGTTTATTCTAACGGAACAAATACGGCTTTAGGCATGCTACAAAAAAGTTATGTCACTCATACCGCGGCTTATACCGCCGTTGCGGGTGATCAAATTTTAGCTGATACGAATACCACTGCAGCCTTTACCGTTACTCTTCCTGCAGGAACTGTGGGAGACGAAATAACAATTATTGATAGTAAAAATTATTTTGGTTCAAACAATTTAACGATCGCTGCTGACG